CATTAAATTGCAACCGGAATGTGAGGCGTAATGTTTACAAAAGTATTCATTGACATATTGATAAATTTTTTATATAATAATTTAAAGGACGGGCCCGTGACCAAGGCAAGAATAAAACAGCTTTTAGTTGTTTTTAATTCTTGTTGGAAAAAAGAATTGAGGGAGATAAAATATGCCAAGAAAAAATTACCGTAGGGGGCCTGACAAACAAATTGGGACTCGTACGATTCCTAAAAAAAAGAAAAAAAGAAAATGCATGATGTGTGAAAAAGATTTCATAAGTAGTTGGATTGGCCACAGAATTTGTACCCCATGTAAAAGCACGGAGTATTACCAAACGGGTGGTGATTACTCAATAATGGAGCAGTGATGATAAATAAAAAATTTGATATTGATTTAAAATACGGGCAGTTACGGGAAAAACAAATTCATGATATTTTTAGCAATAAAAAAATAGAAGTGAAGACGGAAAGGGACTGGTGGTATAAAACAGGTAACATAGCCTTGGAGTATGAATGTAATGGAAAACCAAGCGGTGTCAACGCCACTGAATCTGACTATTGGATACAGATACTGGCTAAAGGAAATAAAAATCACTGCATGCTGATGTTTGAAGTATCAGAATTAAGAAAAATCGTGAAAAAATACAAGGAACAATATACAAGAATGGTAGGGGACGGTAGGCGTTCTAAATGTGTCATTCTTCCCATACGAAAGTTATTTGAATGTGGAAACTGATTGATTGTGGTACATATCCCTGGTTTGTTATGGAAAAGAAAAAATATTTTCATTGTGTGTACAGCCATACGGGAGAATATAAAAAATTAAAAGTAAAAAGAACAGAACCTCTATTTCAAAGATGCCGTGGGTATTTGACGTATTTAAAAACTTGGCCGTTGGATACCGCCCCATGCATACTTGACAGAAAGGCCGCAAAGTATTATATTAGACATTGGAAAGACAAAAATAAAACAAAAATGATGAAAGAAATTTTAAAACAACTGCGAACAACATGATTGAAAAACAAATATTACAACTGCTTTTGGATAAGGATTTTTATGAGGAAAATAAAGGTCGTGTGTCAAAAACAATGTTCACGAATGGTACGGAAAATTTATATGACACGATAAAAAAGGCACATGAAAATTCCGATGAAAATTTAACCTTGGATGAAGTGGCGACACTGCATGTGGAAATTTATAATCCCGCATTGACACGGGCAGCCAAGGATAATTTTTATAATTTATTGGGGGACATAAAAAAAGAGAGACCAAATAAAAAATTAACAAAAACAATTTTAGAGGAATTGCATAAGCAGACCATAGTAAAAAAAATCGCCGTCATGGCGACTGAAATGTACAACAATACTAGTGAATCGGGGTTCAATGACATTCAATCCCTGCTAGACGATTCAAATAATGCAAGCACGGATGAATTTGAAAGTGTGTCAAAAGACATAGATACATTAATTGATTCACTGAAAGATAATACAAAATGGAAATTTAATTTAACGGATTTACGTGACAGGGTAAACGGGATTGGCGATGGTAACTTTCTTATCATTTTTGCCAGACCTGAGAGTGGCAAGACTGCATTCTGGGTTAATTTGGTCGCAGGTCAGGGTGGTTTTGCCTCTCAGGGAGCTAAAGTATGTGCTTTAATCAATGAAGAACCGGCTATTCGTACACAAATGAGACTAATTAATGCCCATACAAGCATGACACTTGCTGAAATAAGGGGAAATCCTAAAAAAGCAGGTGACTTATGGTCTCAAGTCAGAACTAACATCAACATATTAGATACGGTTGATTGGTCATTGGAAAAAGTGGACTCTTATGTTGCGAAGGAAAAACCTGATATTCTCATCATAGACCAGTTGGATAAAATTAACGTGAGCGGTACATTCGCCAGAACGGATGAAAAATTACGGGCGATTTACACGGGAGCAAGAGAAATTGCAAAAAGACGTGACTGTGCCCTCATAGGTATATCTCAAGCATCAGCCGATGCATCAGGCAAGCTTGACATAACATTTGACATGATGGAGAATAGTAAAACAGGAAAAGCGGCGGAGGCGGACGTGATTATTGGAGTAGGATTTAGAAATCAATTAGACATAGACCAGGATATACGAAGTATCGCTGTGAGTAAAAATAAAATAACAGGATGGCACGGCAAGATAACATGCAAGATTATTCCAGAATTATCGAGGTACATAGATTGATTACAGTATTTGACATAGAGACATCCTTTCAAATGGTAGATGGTAAACCAGACCCATCTCCTAAGCATCCAGAAAACTTTATTGTAAGTATGGGTATCAATGAGGAATATTTCTTTTTTAATCATAAGGAATATCCCCACTATAAACCAATAGTTAATGAAAAGATTCAAGATATACTGGATAAAACAACACTACTTGTTGGCCATAACATAAAATTTGATTTACTGTGGCTATGGGAGATAGGTTTTAAATACGATGGACGTATTTATGACACCATGATTGGTGAATATGTTCTGGGACGGGGAACAAGGCAAAGTTTACGATTAAAAGACTGCTGTTTAAGGCATGGAGTCAGTCAAAAATCGGATGCAACGGAACAATATATAAAAGATGGTGTATCATTTGAAAAAATTCCCATAAAAATTGTGGAAGAATATGGAAGGCAGGATGTCATTGCCACAAACGCATTGTTCCAATCTCAAATGAATGACTTTAAATTACCTCGCAATAAAGGATTGCTTAAGACTGTAAAAATGATGTGTAAATTTTGTGTCGTTCTTACAACAATGGAAAATAATGGCATTAAGATTAATTTAAAAGAATTAAACGAGGTTGAACAGGAATTTCAGGATGAATATGATAAATTACGCATAGAAATAGATGAAATAATTCATGACAAAATGGGGGATACAAAAATAAATCCTGCCAGTCCAGAACAATTATCCATGCTGATTTATGGAACAAAAGTGATTGATAAAAAGGGATGGATTGGGGAGTTTAATATTGGTATAGATAAGTATACTAAAAAATCAAAGAAACGTCCTAGAATGACAAAATTTGAATTTAAAAAAACATTAATGATGTATCTTGTTCCTATTTATAAAACAAAGGCATCACAATGCCCGGAATGTCTGGGAAAAGGATATGTTCAGAAGATAAAAGTTAATGGCGACCCGTATAAAAATATGTCAAGATGCCCTAAATGCAAGACAGAGGGTGTCATCTATACTAGAACCCAACAAAATGAAAGAGCGGGATTCAGGGCACGAGCACAATTCGTATCTGATGCATCTGAGGGTGGTTTTAAAACTGACAGGTTGACTCTTCTTCGAATCGCTGGGCAAAATGAGGAATTGCAGAAATTTGTTAAAAAAATAACACGGTATAACGCACTGGAAACTTATTTAAACACGTTTGTGGAGGGGATTAAAAAGCATACAAAATCAAATGGATTTTTATATCCTAATTTCATGCAATGCATCACCCGCACGGGCAGGTTGTCAAGTCGTGACCCTAATTTCCAAAATCAACCCCGTGGTGGTACATTTCCCATTCGTAAAGTCATCACTTCCCGATTTGAAAATGGCAGGATAGCGGAAATAGATTTTGCTCAACTGGAATTCAGAACGGCCGTATTTCTGGCACAGGATGAACAGGGCATGAAAGACATAGCTAATGGCGTTGATGTTCATCAATACACGGCTGACATCATTGGATGTTCAAGACAGGATGCAAAAGGGCATACATTTAAACCCCTATATGGTGGCATGTCAGGAACGGAAGATGAAAAAAGATATTATTCGGCGTTTAAAGAAAAATACAAAGGAATAGCGAAGTGGCATGAAAAATTACAAAATGAGGCCCTTAAATATAAAATGATTACACTCCCTACCGGTAGACAATATGCGTTTCCATCAGTGGAACGAAAGCCGTGGGGTGGTACGAGTTTCTCTACACAGATAAAGAATTATCCTGTGCAGGGATTTGCTACAGGGGACATAGTTCCTTTAGCATGCATTAACATACAGGAATTAGTTAATAAGCATAAACTAAGGAGTATGTTAATCAACACGGTGCACGATTCGGTTGTGGCTGATATTCATCCAGATGAAGAGGATATGATGATAAAACTGATGCATACAGGTTCATTACAGGTAGTAGATTCACTAAAGGAAACCTATGGCATAGATTTCAACATCCCTCTTGATACTGAAATAAAAATTGGTCACAACTGGCTTGATTTGCGTTTAACCCCTTGACATTGTCAGCAGATATGCTACAAGTAAATAAATAAATATACATGGAGGTATATAAATGACTAACGAATTACAACAATATGATTCCTTATCAAAGGAAGAAATAATGCGTCTAACGGGTCAGGAAGATGATTCCGGTTCAGGCTCATTAATACTACCCAAACTTGCTATTAATAGAGTAGGTGAGGATGATGACGGCAATAAGCTGGAAGTGGGCACATACACCATTTATGACACTGTATCAGAGCAAAAAGTGTACAGTAAAAAAAGCAATGGCAACGTCCTGTTCAGACCGTTCATCAGAGGTTATCAGTATATGGAATACAGTCCAGATGAGAATAACTACCCATCACAATCCGTCATCTTCAAATCCTGGAAAGAGGAAGCGATAGATACGAATGGTGGACTTAAATGTGGTAAGGTCGCCTTTAAAGAGTTGAACACTCTGACGAATGAAGAAGCGGCACGACAAAAAAACATTAAATGCTACACCTTGGTGTATGGCTTGTTGAACATGCATGCTGTCACGGGAAGTGGTAAAAGTGTGAACATTGAGGAGCTACCTTGTTTATGGAGAGTAACGGGAATGAATTTCAGACCTGTCAATGAATCCGTAAAGGGAATTAAAAATCGTGGTAAACTCATTCAGAACACCAATTTGATTCTTTCTACAAAAAGAAAAAAACATGGTACGAATGTGTATTACATGACGAACATCTCTGTTGATGACAAGCAGGTGGAATTTACTAAGAAAGATTTATCCACGATGGAAATGTTTGCGGAAATAATCAATGAAGAAAATAAAAGGGTTGTTGATGCGTGGAAAGACGTACAGAAAAGTAAATCGACAACCATTGATGCGGATACCATGAACGTGGTGAAGGAAGTGTCACCCGAAGAAGCATTGGCGTCATAATGTCTGATTTTATCTTAGGTAAAATCCAAATGTTTTTAGCGGAGGCGAATAAAGCCTCCGTTAAGGTATCGGATAAATTAATTGAAGAATTTGGAAACGCCTGTAAGGAGGCGTTTAAAAAACAGTTCACGGAGGAGAGAAGTAAAAAATTCACTTATCGAATGTCCAACATAGGACAACCTCTTTGTCAACTGCAAATGAGAAAACGGGGGGAGAATGCTGAGACAATTCCTTATAACGCCAAGATGCGTAATTTATTCGGGGATTTAATTGAGGCATCCGCCATTACTATCATGAAAGCGGCGGGAATTGAGATAAAAGACATACAAAAAAAAGTCACGCATGAATTTAATGGAAAGAAAATTAATGGCACGATGGACGTTAAAATTAATGATAAGGTATGGGACATAAAAAGTGCCTCTCCGTATTCCTTTGACAATAAGTTCGGGGAAAATGGGGGATTTGACGCCATAAAAAAAGATGACGCTTTTGGATACATAGCACAAGGTTTCATGTATGGAGAAGCCGATAAGTCTGATTTTGGTGGATGGATTGTCATTAATAAGTCAACGGGAGAATGGTGCATGACGGAAGTTCCATTAAGTGATGACTCAAAGGAAGCTACCGTTCAGAAAGTGGAAGAAAAAATAGAGAAACTAGAGGCTGATGAACCGTTTGAAAGGTGCTTTACTGATAATGAGGAATATTTTTATAAAAAACCTACAGGAAACAGGGTATTAGGCATAACTTGCAGTTTCTGTCCGTATAAAAAACCATGCTGGGGGAATAAGCTGCATTATCTGCCGCAACAACAATCAAGGGGCAAGAATCCAAGATGGGTATGGTATACTGAAATAAATAATCCACGGCCTGATGAAGACTAAGAGTAAAAAGGCAAAAGGAAGAAGGCTACAAAATTGGGTTCGTGATGAACTGTTAAAAAGATTTCCCAAGCTGACTGATGATGATGTTGTGTGTGCTATAATGGGAGAGAGGGGGATAGATGTTAAGCTATCCAGTAGAGCAAAAAAATTTATCCCCTTTGCCATTGAATGCAAGAATCAGGAAACATTTAAAAATTTATATAAAGCTTACGGGCAATCATGCTATAATTCAAAAAAAAAATTAGAGCCTATAGTTTTTGTTAAAATGAATCAACAGGAACCTTTAGTGGTGCTTGACGCTAAATACTTTTTAGATGGATTGGGATAAAAAAATGAAAAATAATGGACAACAACAAATAAATATGGAAAATACAATATCAATAGCAATTTATCCAGCAGATGGGGGTTTTGCGTGTGCCGTTATAGAAAAGGAAATGCCAATTATGACTCATGAATATACCGTTGCTTTAACCATTGCTTATGGCATGGTTAAAATGGCTTTAGAGGTACCTGATATTATATTTGATGAGGGGGTGGAAGCAATGACACGACCTTCTGAGAATAAGTCCATTAAAATTGTGGATATAATTAAAAAACGAAAGTTACATTAGGAGAAACTATGACAGACTATACTGTATCATTTAATTTAAGTTTTGAGATGTAGAATGGAAAAAACAAAAGAATTTTTAGAAAAGGCTAATGCATTAATTGCAGGAAACAGAGAAAAAGATTATGGAGATAAGGTTCATAATCATAATAATATTGCCAAGTTATGGTCAGCATACTTGGATACATACATAACGGCCCATGACGTGGCCATCATGATGACTTTGTTAA